GTTACCTCTGCGCAAGAATAGTATCTCACCTTTGTCGGTCATAAATAAAATACCTGATGCCCGACCCATTACGCCCGCGTCTTTATTAATAGGCATAGGGCTAGAGGAGAGGTTTTGTTCTATCTGCGCATCTTCATGGCAATGCCATTTGCGTAATGATTTGTTAATTCTTGAGTCTGGGTCGTTCGCCGTTTTAGACGAAGTTAATTTAGACTTCATGCCCTTCATGCGCGCGCAGAACGACTCGTGCCTACCACCTTCTTTTTGTGGTGCTTTTAAATGACCGCCGTGCGCCTTGTTATAGGACTCGCGACCTTTTTCATTTAGCCCACCGTTTTTATTCTTACCTTCTTTATTCTGCCACGCTTCGCTATCTTCTTTGGCATCTTCTTCAGGTATGCAATTAGGAACTTCTTTACCGCCTTTTTCCTTCATGCCTAATTGTTTATAATCTTCCCGACACGGGTCAGCGTCGTCGGGTTTTTCAAGTGGGGTAGCAACAGCGTTTAGCGGACTATTTTTGTACGCCAAAATTTGTTCTTTAATTTCGTTTAGTTCGTCTTGGAAGTCTTTTTTAGTAAACTCTTTACCGACGCTCTGAGGAACACCTACTTTTTTAGCAAAAGCAGGATTGTGGGTGACGGCTTCAAAAAATCGACGTTGTTTTTCGCTAATGGCAGGCACGTTATTTCCTCATAAATTTCTTTGATTTTAAGACATTTTTTGCGGTAACGGTTAAAAATTGTTCAGGTAAGTCCTCAATTCGATAAAAATATTCGTAATGACATTGGCAAAATGGAAATTCGCCGACCATTTCAAAGTCGTCGGTGTAGCCATTTGGTGCTTTAATCAACCCTTGTTGATGCGCCCAACTGTTACGGATAGTAAAAATAGTACCGCTACGGTCTAAATGCAATTTTCGTGCGTCATAGGTAATGTCGTGTTCGCCTCTGTCATACCACTTCGCGGCGATAGCGCCACTTTCTTTTGCAATTAGGTCGTCCATCGCCGTTTTTAATTTGTACGATTGGTCTAAAATAATGCGTTTTTCTTGGTTAGGTATGCGCGTTAAGATGCGCCGAATACGGGCTTTCTCCTCACGCTGTTTTGCCTGTGCCGTACCACCTTCGGGTATAGAAGTCGCCCAACCAGTAAAATTACGCACTACTTTCGCTAAAGTTTCATCGCGCGACGCTTGCAATAATTGCATAGTAGCCATCATGCGTTTGTTCATTTCGGTGCGCAGTTGCGGTGTCATTTGCGAAACAATTACTTTATTTGTTAAAGCGTGGCGACCTCTGTGGGTGCGCAAAGTGCGCTCGAAAGTGTTTGTTAGCGCACGGTACACCATTTGTTCTAAATCGCGTGGCGGTAAAACTTGCGTTTTTAAGGATTTTTTTATCTCGAATATCCAATGCTCAACGCGCGAAGCGCCGTCAAACCCATGCGACACCATGTCCGCAATAGCAAGTGTAAGAACTTGAAAAAAGGTCATCTTGGTGGCGCAGGAAGTTTATCTTCGGAGATTACGCCTTCGGGTGGCTCGTAGTCCATTAAGGCTTCAATATCGAGTTGCATTGTGGTGCTAAACATATCTTGCATTTCTGAGATATTATCTTGCGCCCATTCTATCGCTCGCGCTCTGTTTTCGGAGTCCATTACAGGGAGTAGGGTGCGCAAAATTTCGGTCATACCTTTAAGTTTTACTTCTTCAGTCTTTACTTTTTCGCTTGGCGATTCTTCAATCATTGGCGTCCATGCAGTATGGAACGCGTCTTGCCATGAGTAAAACGCTTCTTCATAAGTCATTTTTTCATAGGCTTCGGGGTATTTAGACTTAATAGCCTCAAAAAACTCACGATTCCACGCACGGTGTTGCACAATTTTGTCGAAAAACGCAAACAAACTGTCCATGTCGTTACGCACACCAGTAATATAGGTAGCCACCGCCATCGCGTCGTTGTCGCCTTCAGAAAACCCTGAAGTAAAAGTTTCATCTTTTAATAGTTGAGCAGGGCAGTCTGCACCCGCCGCGATATTTGCCAAGATATTATTGCGCGCTGTGGTCATTGCTGTATCGGTATTCTTCATGTCGATTGCTTCAATATCTTCATCAAGTCCGATACTTAATACGTTACCTGTCGCACCTTGTTGCAAGATAGCCCGTTTAATCTCAGCCGACTCTTGCATCAATCGGTTCACGATTGAACCCGACTGCTTCATTTTGGCGACTAATAATCCTGCCTTAAAGGTCACTAGATTGTCAGTCACCATCGACTGTATGTAGGACTTAATAGGGTAGAGCGAGCGTTGGAATACTGAACGTCCTGTAAAACCAAAACCCGAAGATTGGTATTGTAAGTAAACGGGTGTGTTGGCATATACTACGCATGACCTACTAGGGTGATACGCTTGACCTGCCGCCGTGATATATTGCAAAGGTTGTTGAAAATCAACCGCGTTTGGATTTTGATTAGTTACAACAGAGCCTGCTAAGTTTAGCGGGTCTAACTTATTGAAGTATAGATTTAAGTAAGGTAACTCCCACGGGCTTATTGGTTGGTCAGTTGGTATGTTCTCTGCACCATATACGATTGCCGATACCCCGTAGGCGCGTTTCATAAACGTCACGTCACGAATTAAATTTGTTGCGTCTAAAGCGCGCCATTCGGCATTGAACGCTTTAATCAACATTTCTTTTGGGTGCGCCGAAACCGTCACAATACGCGGTTTACTCAAGGCTAAAACAACAGGTTTTTCAACGATTTTGCTAGATAGGGGTAGAAAAAGCCATAATTTCTTGCATAGTTCATAGCCCGCTTCCGTGCCAACTTCAACTTCGGTAGCGTCTAAAATGGATTGTAAACTGCTAGTCAGCGCTGATGACCCATTAATTACTATTTGTGACATTTCTCACCCCCTAAAAACACAATATACCACACACTAAAAGCCTAGTCGACCACCACAGCCGAGCGCTACAGCGTAAATATAACAGTCTACCAAGTCATCAGAGCGTTTTATTGCATCAGGGTCGCCCAGTCTAAAGTTGGATATTTCGCTAATCAAATGGTTACGCGTTGCACCCTTGAATGGTAGCACTTTATCGTACGCGTAGGCGCTAATTTTTACGCGTCCTGTGGCATGATAGCCTGCAATACTCATAGCGCGGTCATCTTTACCTATCTGCACAAACTTCTCCTCAATCTCAATTGTTTGCCAATTTTTGTACGAGCCATGTTGCAAAATCACAATACCTGACCCCTTCGGCTCAACGAACAACCCTGTCACACCGTAGCGTGCTTTAGTTTGTACGGCTAACTCCTCAAGTCGTTCAAAGACGGACGGAATGTAATGTTCTAACATCGCCGCATCTATTGAAATGATTGACCAGTCTAAAATAGTTAATAAGTGCGGTGCTAGACGGTTTAACGACATATAGATTACCGCCGTGCCGTCATATTGTTTACCAAACTTCATTGCCGAATCCACTACCGCGTACACGGTGTCGCAAGTAGCAGGGTAGTCGACTGGCTGTTCATTAATCAATAAACAGTCAATAGATAATAAGTTGACTGAACGCCAGTCAATAAACTCCGCCAAATACTCTTGTTGGAATACTTGCGGGTGTTGGCGTAGGCGTTCTAACTCAATTTCTTCAGGCGGTACATACGGATTGGCTAAAGACGGCGCGTGAAATTGCTCGAAGCCCATAATGTCGTCGTGACAGGCTGAATAGAAAAAATTGTCGGGGTTTACGCCGTTGGGTGTGGAGAACACCCACGCAATACCGCGTGTGGTCAACATGGTCGGTTTAATTGACTTGTACCAAATTTGGTCTTTCATCTGTGGGCTTTTAGTAAACGCCGCCTCGTCAATAATTACAAGGTCGTAACTTCTACCGCGACCTGCGAGTTCATTATCATTGAGTGTCCAAAAGTCAATTTTCCCTTTGGTGATAGTTTTTATCGCGCCGTCATTACGGTTGGCTGACTTAATTACGGGGTCTAATATTTCCCGTATGTTGTCCCACAGTTCGGCTAACTGTTTATGCTCAGGTGCGAAAATACCGACCTGTTTGCCTTCAAGCGAAGTTTTACATGATAGCCACACCGCAAAAATAGATTTACCAAACCGTCGTCCTGCGCGCACTACATTTATACGACCCCCTTTATTGTATAGGTCGATTTGTCCGTCGTGCAGTTCAGGCAGAACTACGGTCTTAGTTACCATGTCGGCGTGTTAATTTTCTTTACGGGTTGCGCATTTTCTACCACAATGCGTACTTCGTTTGAAGTGTCTTGTTCTGTTTTAGCAGGTTGCCAGTCGTGTAGATGCGTCAGTACCGTTACTTGCGCTTTGGTATCGCCTAGCAAGGCATTATTCATTAGCGCACCACTAATGTCAGACTCGTTTTTAGCGCGTGCATATAAGACCACGTCGGTTGCGCGGTTGTCAAACTGGCACAGTCGGTTGAAGTCAATAGGGTGAAATCCTGACGCTAACGCTAACGCGTCGCCTTTCAGACCACGATAAGCAGAGTCATAAATACGCGCGAGTTCTTCTTCGGTAGCACGAATTTTTTCTATTTTTTGCTCGACGGTAAAAAAGAGGGCATCAGGTGTGAATCGTGGTGTCATATTCTTCTCCTATGCGTTTGATTTTATGCTGAAATCGCAACGGTTGCAAGACTGTTAAATAATGTAATACATTTTATTACAGTTTATTTTTACTAAAAAATTTTTTTTGGCTTTTTTTATTTTGGCTTTTTTCTGAATAGGGTCAATT